TAAATTAGATAAAGATAAAGGTCTAATTAAAACAATTAAAATGATGAACGATTTTCTTCTTGTATTAATTGATATGGAACGCAATGGTATTTATGTTGATACTATATCACTAGCTGATGTTGAAAAACAATATAGAGCAGAGTTTGCTTATCTAAAACAAAAAATTGATATGACCATATTTGAAAAAATGGGGGATACAAAAATCAATCCATCTAGTACAGAACAATTATCTTGGTTGATATATTCAAAAAAGGTTAGAGATAAAAATAAATGGAAAGAAATATTTAATATTGGTATTGATGAAAGAACTGGTAAAACTAGAAGAAGACCTCAGTATTCTATAAATCAAATTAATAATTTAGTTAAGGCACACACAGATACAATTTATAAAACAAGTTCTTCACAGTGTATGACTTGCCATGGTAAGGGTATAATTAAAAGAATCAAAAAAGATGGTAGTGAATTTAAGAATTATACTAAATGTTCTAGTTGTGATGGTGAGGGATTAATATATTCACAGTTAGCAAAGATTGCAGGATTTATGCAAAAACCAAAGTCTGTCTATGATATTGCTGATGGTGGCTTTAGAACAGATAGAACTACACTAGAAAAATTAGCAAGTAAAAGTGAGGGAGACTTAAAAGAATTTATTGTAGCTATTGTAAGATATAATGCAGTAGAAACTTATCTCAATACGTTTGTAGATGGAATTAAATCTTTTACAAATGAGAAAGGATTACTTCATCCTAAATTTATGCAGTGTGTTACTGCAACAGGAAGACTATCAAGTCGTGACCCAAACTTTCAAAATCAACCACGAGCAAAAACGTTTCCTATTCGTAAGGTAATTAAATCTAGATTTGATAATGGTAAAATACTTGAAATAGACTTTTCTCAGTTAGAATTTAGAACTGCTGTTTTTCTTGCACAAGACCTACAAGGTATGGAAGATATTAAAAATAAAATAGATGTTCATCAATACTCCGCAGATATTATTGGTGTCTCTCGGCAAGATGCAAAGGCACATACTTTTAAACCTTTATATGGTGGTGTAACTGGAACTGAAAATGAAAAGAAATACTATTCAGAGTTTTTAAAAAAATATAAACACATTGCACAATGGCATGATAAATTGCAAACACAAGCCATTAAATATAAAGTTGTAAAAATACCAACTGGTAGGGAATATGCTTTTCCATATGCTGAACGAATGCCATGGGGAGGTTCTAGTTATGGAACACAGATTAAAAATTATCCAGTACAAGGATTTGCTACAGCAGATATTGTACCTTTAGCCTGTATTCAAATATATAATCTAATGAGAAAAAATAAGGTAAAAAGTTTACTAATCAACACAGTTCACGATTCTATTGTGGCTGATGTTTATCCTGGAGAAGAAGCTGTGATGAGTAATGTATTTAAACAGGGTGCAGCTTCCGTAATACCTGCTATGAAGGATTATTATGGAATTAACTTTAATGTACCACTTGATTGCGAATTAAAACTTGGAGTCAATTGGCTTGAAATGGGGGAAATAAATGTATAAAGATAATGCAGAAAAAAATATACGCAAATGGTTTAAGGACAAAGTTACTGTCATGACATTTGGCACTGACAAAACTATTAATAAAAAATTAAAAAAAACATTAGAAAATAGGTTTGTTAAAAATATAAAAGGAGAAATATAATGGTTCAATTATTAGAAACATTAGATGATTTTGAAGATGAGAGTTTTGGGGCTTATCTTGAATATCAACAATTAATATCAGAATTTGGTGATTTACCAAAAAAACTATATTTAAATGTAAATCATCCACACTTTCATGATATTATATATTATGCTAAAACGGATAATATTGAAGTAATAACAACATATGGAGTAACCAAAGTATGCTAGTAGATTTTATATTACAAATATTTTTAGTTATATTTATAGTAGTTTTTATATTAAACTTTTTTTCTAAAAACACTTGACTTTAACTACAAAATATGATATACAGTCAAACCTAAACTCAAAAATAAGGAGTAAATTATAAATGGAAAATCAAGTTGTAAATCTTAAATCAATGTCAGTTGACCAAATTAAAAAAGCAATAGGTCAAGACACTGGTTCTGAGAATAAAAATAATATTCCTAGATTATCAATTAATAGGAATCCAGATGATGAGCAAGGCAATACACTTCCTGTAGGCAGTTTCGTAGTCTACGATCCAAATACAAATGAAAATGTTTATGGTAAACCTGTTACTGTAAGACCATTCATTAGTGCAATGCAATATATGCACTTTGAGCCAGAAAAAGGGGAATATATTAATAGGTCTATTATATTTAAAAATTGGAAAGAGGAAGCATTAGATATATTAGGTGGGACAAAATGTGGAAAACTTCCATATAAAGATAGAGATAAACTATCTCCAGAGGTTCTAGCTGAACAAAGAAAAATTAGATGTTATAAATTAATTTATGGTATAATATCTTTTAAAGGTAAATTAGCAAAGGGAACTGACCATACTATTGAGAATTTACCAATAGTTTGGAGAGTTACTGGAACTAGTTATAATCCAGTTACTGAAGCCATTGAGTCTATAAATCAAAGAAATAAATTAATGTATGCTTGTACATTAACTATAGATACAAAAAGGCAAAAGAAAGGTGGAAATACTTTTTACACACCAGATATTAAAGTTAATACTGATGCTAATTTAAAATTAACTGAAGATGATTTGGCTACAATACAAGTATTTCAAGAGTTAATTACTAAAGAAAATAATGAAGTAATTGCCTTATGGAAAACAGCAAAAGATAAAAAGTATACTAATGGTGATGCTAGTTCTGCTAAATTAGTTGAAAAACTAGACGCAGAAGATTCTGATCCTGTAGAAATATTTAAATCATAATGAATACAATTCTCCATAAAGTACAATTATATCTTGATAAGGTTGCAAAACAACCAGTAAAAATATCAGAAAAACTGGTTGAGGAATTTGGTGAGGCATGTAAATCTGCATTGCGTAAGCAATTTTCAGAGGAACGTGCATCTCAATTTCAAATTCGTATGAGTAATATTGGTAGACCATTATGTCAATTACAAATGGAATCTAAAAATATTAAAGGCGAAGGGCAACCTTATAATATTAAAATGAGAAATACTTTTGGGGATTTAATTGAAGCACTAGCAGTATTTGTAATTAAATCTTCTGGGATTGATATTAAAAATCAACAAAAAAAAGTTAAATACAAATGGAATGGTAGTGAAATTGAGGGGTCTTATGATGTTAATATTGATAATAAAATCTGGGATATAAAAAGTGCGTCTCCATATTCTTTTGAAAAAAAGTTTGGAGAGAATGGTGGCTTTGCAGAAATAGCAAAAGATGATGCATTTGGTTATATACCACAAGGCTATCTATATGCTGAAAGTGAAAACTTACCTTTTGGTGGATGGATAGTAATTAATAAATCTACTGGTGAGTGGGTTGTTTGTGAAACTCCCGTGGCAGATGGAGAATATAAAGCAAAAGCATTGACATTAGCAAAAGATAATGTTAAAGCATTAGTTAATAAAGTTCCATTTAAAAGGTGCTATGATGAGGTTAAAGAAACTTATCGTGGTAAAGAAACTGGTAATAAAGTTTTAGGAAATATATGTTCTTTTTGTCCATATAAAGTACCATGTTGGGGGGATAAATTACAGTTATTGCCCCAACAACAATCACAAGGAAAGAATCCAAAGTGGGTATGGTATACAGAACTAAATAATCCTAGAAAAGAATATGACTACGATTCGCAGTAGAAAAGCAAAGGGTCGTAGACTTCAAGATTGGGTTAAAGATACTTTAAAAAAAGTATTTATTTCCCTAACAGATGACGATATAAGGGTAGCAATTATGGGAGAAAGTGGTGCAGATATTAAATTATCAAAGGTGGCTAAAGAAATATTTCCATATGATATTGAATGTAAAAACAATGAAACATGGACAAGTATTTATAAAGCCTACGACCAAGCTGATAGCCATGGTGATTTTAATCCTATTGTTTTTTTAAAAATGAACAATAGAAATCCTTTAGTAATTTTAGATGCACAACACTTTATAAACTTGAAAGGTAATATATGGCAAAACAAAAAAATATAGTTGATATGGGTAGATGTGTTAAGATAGTAGTAGCCCCATGGAATCATGGATTTACTTGTGGCATAGTATCTGAAAACAATCAAATGACTACAGAAGAATTTAATCTTTGTTCTACTATAGCTAGAGGAATGATTAAACAAGCCGTTCTTGATCCTCATACGACTTACATTTTAGGATTAAAAGGTTTTTCAGAAGATGAGCAAAAATCTAAAAGTCTTAATGGTAAGCATGAAGAAAGACGTAAATTCAGTGAAGACAATATAATTGACTTTCTTGAATATTTAAAAGCAAAAAACAATAACGAAATACACTAATATGGCAACGCACTTAATAATTGGTGATCCTCATTGTACACCTAAATCAAACAATGATAGATTTTTATGGGCAGGTAGAGTGGCTGCGGATATAAAAGTTGATTATGTAATATGTATGGGAGATTTTGTATCTATGGATTCATTATGCTCTTATGATAAGAATAAAATGTGTTTTGAAGGTAGGAGATATAAAAAAGATTTAGAACACGCAGAAGATGCACTAAGTAAATTTAATAAAGGATTAGGTAAACATAAAGTTAAAAAAATTATGATACTAGGTAATCATGAAGATAGGATTGATAGAATAGTTCAAGATAATCCAGAACTTGAGGGGACTTTAAAAATTTCTAATCTTAAATACAAAGAGTATGGTTGGAAAGAAATACCATATAAAGAAATTAAAATAATTGATGGTGTGCATTATGTTCATCAATTACCATCTGGAATTATGGGAACAGCTATATCTGGAGAAAATGTTGCAAGAACTATTTTAAATAAACATAAAGTATCTGCAACAGTTGGTCATTGTCATCTTTTAGATTATGCAATCTCCACATTACCAAATGGTAAAAAACTACATGCATTATCAGCAGGATGTTATTTAAACCATATTGAAGGGTATGCTAAGGGTACACAGCATATGTGGTGGAGTGGTTTAATTATTAAACGCAATGTGTCTAATGGGTCTTATGATTTAGAAACTATGTCTTATAGTGAAGTTAAAAAATACTATGGCAAATAAATCATTTGATAATGTTAATTCTCCTAAGCATTATCTAAAAGGTAAAAAGGAGACTATAGATGTTATTCGTGATTGCATGACTAATGATGAATATCACGGATACCTTAAAGGCAATATCTTAAAATATGTATCAAGATATAAATTTAAGGGGGAGCCATTACAGGATTTATATAAAGCTGAATGGTATTTAAAACGATTAATAATGGAGGTTAAATAAAATGGGACAAGTTAAAAATGCTTTGCTAGAAATAGAGGGAATTATAGTAGAGTGTATTAATGATAAAAAAACAATGGAAGAAACAGTGGAATACTGTAATGATATATTTCATAAAACAAATTCAGATAATTCTTATTTATTTAATAAAGAACTTATTAGAAAAATATATACTAATTTTGTGTATCAGGAGGCTATAAATTTATAATGGATAAAGTATATTTAATAACATCAGAACAACTACAAAACATATTTAGATATTTAATGACAAGACCTTATGGAGAAGTAGTTCAACTAATGGGAATGTTATCTAAACTTGAGGCTTTGGATCCTAGAATAAGTAAAGACTTTGTAAAAAAACAGAAAGGAGATGATTATGAAAGTGAAACTAGCACAGAAATTACCAAGTGAGTTTGATAAACATACTGGTTTGTTATTTGAATTAAAGATTGGACTTAGTAAAGATAATAGTATAATATTAGATTATGGTGGAAAGCCTGTTGGAAAAATTAGAGAGGCACTAAAGGATTATAAATATCATGGTAATCTTTGTGCTTCTGTAATAAACCACTGTAATGGAATGGGAAAAAAATTAGAAGATGATATTAAGAAATTGTTACAGAGTATTTAAATATAGATTCTGGCATAATCCTTTTATGGATATGATAGAAAAATATTCTGCTAAATTTAACAACTGGATTTGGAGAAAGAGATGGGCTAATCCATCTTTGTATCGTAATAAACCTAAAAAGTATATTAAGATATTGGATGCTGATGTTTGTTGAAGTCTCCAAATAAAAAAGGCTCCAACTGGGGAGCCTGTCATGTGTTGCCTATGAGGGGGAGTGTAATAGCTTCCCCTTAAAATTTTAAGGAGATGCCTTTTCCATTAATGATTTTGTTTGTTCATCAAGTCCTGTACTAATATATGTTCCAGATAATTTATCCATCTGTTTAATTGGTTTCATAACTGTTTTATAAATACTATTTAATACTAAACTATACTGCGGATTCTCAGCATAAGATTTTGCTATTGCATTAAACTGATTTTGAATAGAATCATTTTTTTCTAATGATGCTCTATAATCTTTATAGTAATTTCCTTTTTCCATCATTAATAAAAAATCTTTTATATTTTCTTCTAGCCCACTATACTCTTTTAATTTAGCACCACCACCAGCCCTTAGATATTCATCGTCACCAACTGCTCTTCTTCCAAAATAATTATTAGCACGTTTTGCTGTAGGTGCGTTTTCAAATTGACCATACCCACTCTCTACTACAGCTATAGTTGCCACAACAGCAGGATCTATTTTTCTTACAATAGATTCTTCTGGAAATTTTATAATTTCCTTTTTAGCTAAATCATATACAAATTTAGGAAATTTTTCTTTAGATATAGTTTGATTATTCATTATTATTTTTATTATTATTACTAAGATTATTATTATTATAAATAATATCTTATATTTCACTTACCCTTAACATGTTTTTGGGTTTTAGGAGGTTGTTTTACGGAACCACCAGGTCCTGCCCAAAATACTTTATTTGCCCAATAGGCGGCACTTGTACTACCTCTAGCAATATTTTTTGCATGCCTTGCTTTAAAACTCTTTCTAGCTTCTGGGCTATAATTATGTCCCATCTTCTGATCACCAAATCTTATAACCTTTATTCCACCATTATTTTTAACAGCGACAATAGCTTTTTTAGTAGGATGTGATGGTGTTCGTTTTGGTTGATTTAAATTTGTTAAGCCATATCTTTTAAGTTTTTCTTTAATATTAGTTGTCATAAATTAACTTGTCTATATTGCTTTACTTTTTTAGCAATACTTTTAGGTTGCTTTACAAATTGTTTTCCCTGCCTCTTACCCTCACGTTTTGCTTTTGTTGTAGCTGCATATTCTGCAGGAGTTAAAGATTTAATAGCTGCCTCTGGTAAATATCGTTCTCCAGTTTTTGAAGATGGTTTACCAGATTTAGTTCTCCACTTTTGATCTCCCCATGCCTTTAAGGATTTTTGACTTTTTGCAAGAGCCATTACAGATTCCTCTCTCTTCTTATACTTTCTTTACCTTTTTTAAATATAGATGCAACTTGTGTTTTACCCATAACCCTTGCTCTTTGTTCACCAACAGTTAGTATTTGTATTTTTCTAGCATATGGTTTATTTATTCTTTTTACTTTAGCAACAGTTCGTCTAGCATCCATAGGAGTAGCAAATTTTATACCAACGGTATCTTTAGGATTTTCATCTGTGTATAATCTACGACCAGATCCTTTTGGTTTTTTACCTGTTCCTACCTTAGGGTCTCTTTTTATTTTTGTAATCATTATTTATATCCACCACCTTTAGCCTTATAACTTTTAGCTAATAATTGTGCTTTTCGTGCTGACCATTGACCAGCGGCAGTTCCCATAACTGCTCTTGATTTAATAGAATTAAATAATCTTTTTCTTAAAGATGGCTTTGTATAATTACCAGCTTTATTTACTGTACTTTTATTTTTCATTATTATATAACTTGTTTTAAATTAATATTATTCCACTGGGGAGCAGTTGTGTTGCCTCTGCTATTATATCAATAGATATAAGTAGAATTATTAATATCCTAGTTCATCATACATTTGATGATCTATATAATTAAAACTATTTGTATTTATTTCTTTTAGATTTTGTTCTCTATCTAAAAATTTATATTCAATCTTTGTAGTGCAAAAATCAGTATTTATAATTTCACATATCTTTTCTGGATTAAAATTACCACAAGAATATAAATCAAATTGCATTAAGGATGGATTAACTTCATCCCAAATATGCATAGCAATATGAGAAGTTTCTATTATAACAATACCAGTTAGACCACGATTACCAACCATATTACAATATTTAATATATGGTCCCATCATAATATTCATTCCAATAGTTTTTATAAATTTCTTTAACCATTGTTGTAGAAATTCCTCATCCATAGGTGGGCTTATTGTTTCTGCCCTTACGATTAAATGTTTGTGAACTAATAATTTATTTTTCACTTTTTTTATTTTTTTCAGTATTTTCGTACTGATAATCGTATTCTCCTATTTCTTTTTCTACAGTAGTCCATTTAGGTTGATCCTCAACACTCCATGTATAGGTATTAACTAGTCTATTAATTAATGGTGGTTCATTCCAATTAACACCCATATTAGAATCAAATACTCTTATTCTATTATTAGGTTGTATAGCAAAATTACCATTATCCATTTCTATTACATGACCACATTTATGCTGATCTGGTTTAGATGCATAGCCAAAATCTAATTCATTAAAATCACCTTCAGACCAGTCTAGAGTGAAGAGATACTTGCCAAGCTGTTCTTTCTTATTTCTTTGTAGAAATTTAATTTTACTTCCTGCTAATTGATGAAAGGTTGTAACTGCAATATTGTATGAGAAACTATCCCATAAACATAGTTCTGATAATGGTTGTTCAGGTATACCTTCTTCATTACAGAAAGCAGATATAGGTGACCGCCACCATACACCACCATCTTCCATTATAAAATTAAATAAAGGTACTTGTTTAGGTATACTTGTTACACCAAATACAACGCACCAAAAATATTTATCATGGCTATCTTGCTGATTTCTTAAATAGTTACCTCTAACATAACATTCAATAAGAGGTATATTTGCATTTAGATACATTCAATTTTTTACATTTACAATTATTTAGTAGAGTGCAAATACCTATTTTTAATTTAAAGATACAATCTTTAAACGTCATTTTTTAAATTTATCCATAATATTTAAACCAAAGCTACCACAATACACAACTAGTACAGCATATAATAATTCAGATGGTGCTGATTTAATTATCTCAAAACCTTTAATCATATAAGGTTGTAATGCAGGTATAAAACATACTGCTATACCTACAGTAGTAAAGATAGTAAGCCATTCGTCTTTCCAACTTTTTTCTGATGCTTCTACTTGTGCAACTTGTATTGCTTTAGCGGCTTCTATTTCTGCTACTCGTTCAATCTTTTTTAATTCAAGATAATGTTTTACTTCTCCAATAGTCTTATCAACTACTAAAGATGTAATAGGATTTTTAATTAAGCCAATTAAGAAATTAAACATATTAACAGTTCCACATTCTAAGTGCTTTATTTATTCTTGAGTTAGGATCTCTTGCAGTCTTAGCAGAAGTTAATTTTCTTTTCATACCCATCATTCTAGCACAAAAAGATTTTCTTCTTTTGGCTGCTTTAGATCCTGGTTTTAGTTTTGAGGGTGGAGTAGTAACTGCCATAGACAATTTAGATCCTGGATTTTGTCTACGATAGGATGCAATACCAGCACGATTTAATCCACCTCTAGGATTCTTACCTTCTCGTCTTTGCCATGCAGGTGTCTTAGCCATTTATTCTCCTAAATTGTTTTACTTTATCTGCAATCCTTTTAGGTTGTTTTACAAACTGTTTACCTTTACGATTGCCAATTGCCTTTGCTCTATTAGTTGCAGCTTTTTCAGATGAACTTAAAGATTTCCAAGCTGCGTCTGGAAGGTATCTTAACTTACCTTTGCTTGGTTTTCCACTTGATGTTCTCCATTTTTGTTTAGACCAAGATACAAGTGATTGCTGTCTTTTTGAAAGAGACATTATAGATTCCTCTCTCTTCTAATACTTTCTTTACCTTTTCTAAAGATAGCTGCTATTTGTGTTTTACCCATAACTTTTGCTCGTTGTTCACCAACAGTTAATATCTGTATTTTTCTAGCATAGGGTTTATTTATTCTTCTTACTTTAGCTACTGTTCTTTTAGCATCCATAGGTGTTGCAAATTTAATACCTACAGTATCTTTAGGATTTTCGTCTGTGTACAATCTACGACCAGATCCTTTAGGTTTTTTGCCTGTTCCTACTTTAGGATCTCTTTTTGAGAAAGGCATTATCTATAACCTCCACCAGCAGATTTATAAGCTTTAGCTAACATTTGTGCTTTACGTGCTGACCATTGTCCAGCCCTTCCACCTTTAGTTCCAGATTTTATTCTTTGAAATAATCTCTTACGTAGAGTGGGTTTAGTATAATTGCCACTTGCATTAACGGTGCTTTTTCTTTGCATATAGTTTTCTCCATGTATAGTTTTCTAGTTTACTTGCATATTTATTTATGACGAATAAAATAAACTTAATTATTTTTTCCATGCTAAAACCATTCCCTCAATGATTGTTTCGTCATTATAAGGTTGTACACCATTTTCCATTTTAATGATAGCTTTAATTACTGGTAGGTAATCCTCAATGGTTTCATCAAGTTCTTTGAGAATACCAAAATTAGTTTCCTGAGATACAAAGTTTTTATATGCTTCAGTATCGTTTTCTTCAATAGGTGCATATCTAGTGATAATAGACATAATGTTTTTAAGACCATATTTATGTCTATAGGTTAGTAGTATTTTAGTTAATGCTCTAATACCCCATTTAGATGATTTAAATTGGAAGAATGTTTTATCGGTTTGTTCATCAGATAAACCTTCCCATTGAATATCATTTTTTTTGATATTGCCAGGATTGTTATTTCTTATTCCTCTAGGAATATAATTGTCTGCACCATTTACCATCTTTATTTAGCACCATAGGAATTAACTTGGGAGTTGAATCAACTATCATTCCACAACCCATAATAAATTTAGTTTTAAAGTTTTTAGAATATGTAAATGCCATATGGGTTTGTTGTATTAAACAACCAACCTGCATAGCAAAATATAATGCATCTGGATTTGCCCAATAAGAAATAGAAAACTTAGAGTGAAAATGTCCTTGTACACAACTCATAGCATTTATCTGTGATACTTTTACAACGTCAGCAGATATACCATGAGTAAAGAAACATCTTTGTTTATTAGGTAATGTTAATGTTAAGTTATCTACCCAGTTCCATTTTTTAACATTTAAAAAATCATTATAGTCTTTAAGGTATCCTTTAGGTATACCAGACTTTAATGCTCTACGATAAACTAAACTAGAGTGGTTAGAATCTAATAGAGTCATCTCAGGAAAAATAGATTCTAATTCTTTAATACAATCTCTAGCTTTAGCTAATTCATGTCCAGCAGAAAATAAGTCTGGATTATGTTCATGAAAGCTAAGTGCATGACTATCAATCTCATCTCCAATGTTTATTATTGTATCTGGTTTAAATTCTTTTTTTATTTCTTTTAAGAAATCAAATGAGTCCGGTCTATGATAAGGAATATGTAAATCAGATATAACTAATATTCTTTTATTCATTAATTGTGTATACAGTAAGTTGTATTATAAATCTACATTTGGATCATTTAAACAATACATAACAAGTTCTAGTATTTCTAAATTAGATTTTTCCATACCTTTGTTTATTTTTTTAGCTAGTTCTTTAGATTTAATAATACACTCTTCTCTAGTGTTATAAAGCTTTACAGGATTCTCGTAAAAATTCATACAACTATAACCTTCTATACTGGTTGGATTAATAAAACAAAGATAACCTATTAATATGTAAGATTTCATTAAAATAATGTTTCATATGGAGATCTTACTAATCCTGCTAATTTGTATTGAGTGCTTCTTGGACCTTTATATCTTGGATGTCCTGTTTGTCCTAAAACAAAATCTACAGCTACATTAACAGCTAAATCTGCAGATAAACCATTTTTCTGTAGTTCTTCAGAAATTTGTCTAGCAGATGTTTGTACCCATATAGGTAAAAACTTAGAGCCAATTTGACCACCTATTTTATAAAACTTTTCAATAGCATTGTCATCTAATGTAGTAATATTAGGAGACCACTTGGTAGTTAAGTATTGTTTGTTTGTAAGCACTTCAATAATTCCTTTTGGTAAAGATCCTATTTTTTTTATTGCTGTATCCTGTGGGCTAGTTACCCATTGGAACGGTTCCATAAATTGTTTGCTTAATGTTAATACAGTTCCATCACCAAGATCAATCCTTGTTGGATCTTTATTTTCTAAAGTAGAGTGTCCTGTAAACATATAGTTTAAAGCTGTACCTAAGGTTGCAAATATTAATGCACCTCTAGCAAAGTAATATTGATATAGTCTTATTAAGTCTGGATCTTTGGTAATGCCAGGTAATGCTTTAGCCATAATTCTAATATTAGATATTGTCCAATCAGGAGCAAATAATAATAATTGTAAATATCCTCTAGATGATGGCTTAAATAAAGTAGTAGCTAAATTCCTAAAAAATTTATTATCTATTTCTCTAGTTATTCCTTCCCAGTTTAATCCACCAAAAGCATCATTAGAAAATGTAGCAGCGTTTTTAGCTTTAGCATAAATAACAGCTTGAGTATCACCAGGTTTAACTAGTTTATCTAATTGTTTTAAAAAAACATAAAGTTTTGCTTGGGTAAATAATTTATCCCAAGTTATAGTATCAAACCATTTAAATACCTTTTCTATGTTATCTGCATTTTTTATACCTAAATGATTTTTAAGCATATCTTGTGTTCTTCTAATACCTACATAAAATTTATCAAAACCTACATCTTCTGGTATTGCAATCTCTAATCTTGATGCTCTTGCTAAAGATACAACATCTTTTAATCCAAGTTGTTCTGCAGCTTGTTTGGCATATACAAAATTTTTAACCATCATATTAGGATTGTTAATCATTTGTAATATTTGGTTTTTGCTAGGTAAAACTATTTCTTTTAAGACTTTTGCTGGTAATCCAGCTTGAATCATTGATTCGATTAATGCTCCACCATGAAAGAAAGAAAAGCCAACAGCTAGACGTTTCATCATAAGGTTAGTAAAAAATGTAGCACCAATAAATTGATTTTCATTAGCAACTTCAAATCTCATATTTAAAGCATTTTTAATATCCTGATGAACGTAATATGTTTTATTATTATTTAAGAGTGGATGTCTAAATTCTTTATATACACCTAGTTTAGAAAAAAACTCAGGAATACTACCTAAGTTATCATACATTACTGAATATGAAATTGTTGTACCAGTTAATGTAGTACCAACACTAAATCTTTTAGTTGTTAAATATTTTACTAAATTTCTATTAGCTAATGCTTTTACTGCTGCTTGTGCATATGCTTCCATAATCCTAATAGGATCATCCATATCTGGTACTAATCTAGCACCTGCAGCTAAAGCTTCATTAATATCATTATATTTTCTTTTAAAGAAAAACCTTGATGTTTTAGTTCCTGATCCAAATATCTTTTTAGAAAAATCTAATGTTGTACCAGTAACAGGATTTTCAAATATTAAAGAAGTATAGTTATTTCTAAAATTAATATTAAAATCTAAATCATCTTGTAATTGTGTTAGTGTATCAAAAAAAGTATTATAGTATTGTTGGTTAATTTTTTTAAATTCAAGTTCTTGTTTAGTTAATTGACTATCTTGAATTATTTTTCCTTTAGGATCTGGAAAAAAATTTTCATTAACTTTAGTGCCTTGTATATTGTGAAATACTTTTCTTCTAGCTGTTCTATCAGGTAGTAAATTTTTTTGTGCAGTTCTAAGTTCACCAACATTACTTAATATTTTTTGTGATTGGATTAATGATGCATCTGTAAAGTTATCATAGTCTAATGTAAGTCTTGATACTTTTTCATCAAGTTTAAGTGCTTTCTTTAAACCTTTAAGTATTCCATATACTGCAACACCAGCACCAAAACCTATTATGGATTCTTTTACTTTCTCATCTTCTTCAGTTAAAAATTGTGCAGTAGCACCGATAGTACCAAATGTACCTGCTTTTACTAAAGAAGATTTTATTGAATCATTAGCATTGTCTAATAGTTCTCTAGTTGATCCAGTTATTGTAGCTTTAATTGCTTCTATTTTAGATGGAGTATAATCTTCAATATTTAATTTAAGATCATCAAATACATCATTAATTAATCTAGGATTTTCATTTACTATTTCTAAAGCTTCACTAGGATCTTTGTATTTTCTCAAAGATTTATTAATACTTTCATTAACTTTTATTTGATTGATATAAGTATTTCTAGATGTAAGTGCTGATATACTTCCTATAACTGTAGATATTAATAGTCCTGCAGTAGCACCAAAAGTAGTTTCTGCAGTAGTTCTATTAGCATCAATTTCACCTTTTTCACCAAGTTGTAATCCTGTGCTAAATGCAAATGGTAATAATACAGATGTCATAGCACCAGCTTTAATATCTCTATAAGCACCTTTTTTCATAGCTGTTTTTTGTACTTCAGATAATACTTTAAATTTATTTTGATATTTTAATCTAGTAGCATTGACTATACCTCTACCAACACCAGCAAATGCTGTAGTAGGTAATAATAATAAATATGGATCTGCAACTAACATATTAACTAATTCTGCACCAAATACAGATGGATAGTTTTTAGCTAATTTAACTATTTCTTTTGCATCAAAAGTTTGATTGCCTTCTTCTAATAGATAACCAAATTTATTATAAATCCTTGTAGCTTCTTTATACGCACCACTATTTTGTAGTTCAGGATATTTTTCTAAAAAACGTAAAGCTTTTTCAGCTTGTCTTTTTTTAGTATTACCAGTTATCCATTGGTAAAGAGAGGCAGGTAATGAATCTTCGAGTATAAGTTCAATTGGATTTCTAAGTGTTGAAAAAAAACCTGGTGGACTTTGTTCTTTATTTTGTAAAGGATTATTAAGTCCATCATTTAAATCGTTTATTGGATCTCTAAATTTAGGATCATACACATATGGCTGATTTGCCATTATTATAAACCACTAGGTTTTTTATTTTTTTTTCTATATCCTGCAGTTCCCATTTTATAATTTCTTATTTTTGTAGCTTCTTCTACATCTTTTGAAATATCAAGACTTTTTCTAATTCTTCCAGTATCATCTCTCATTCCAGCATCAACAGATTTTAGAAAACGTTTAAACATGGCTTTTTTTTGTTTAGGTTTTGCAATACCAAATGGAGCAGTATCTGGTGGTAAATTTATATATTTTTTTGTTTCAATAAATCTATCTGGACCTGCAACATATTGTTTTGTTTTTTTATCAAATGTAGCAGCAAAACTACCTTTTCTTTTTTTAACCATTAAACCTTGTTCTTGTTTAAGAGGGTATTGATCAAATCTATAAGAAGTTTCTATTCCACCTTTTGGTGTAGATCTTGTAGGAACGCTAGATGTAGTTGCGGTATCAAATGTAAAAGATCTAGCATCTGTTCCCATTTTTGATCTTAATATATCTGCTTCATCTGCAATAGAACCTTTTTGTGTTTTTTCAAAACCATATTTTTTGTCTAAAGCTTCTTTAAATTTTCTTTTCTTTAATGCTGCTAAACTTATTCTTTGGCTTTGTAATTTATCTATTCTAGTTTTTATTTTTTTTCCAAATTCTGTTCTTTTTAAACCAAATTTTGGAGTGTTACTTTTTTCAAAAAATCTAGGTATGTCATATACTTGTACTTGCTTAGAACCTAATTTTCTTTTAGCTACTCTTAAACTTTGAGCTGCTGCTTTTCTAATTTTACTAACTTTTCTTAATTCTCTTCTTTCAATATAATCAGATACTTTATTTATTCTTTCTTTTTGTAATGATAAAACAGGTGGTCTTTCACGTATATTAGTTGGAATATCACCAAATGCAGATTCAACTACTTTATAATCAGTTTTTCTTAAAATAGTATCAAATGGTGATATAGTTTTAGGAGTGGGTTGTGGTGGTAGTTTAGTAAATTGGTATCTTGGTGATCTACCTTTGATTATAAACTTTTTTATAGGCATTAGAAATAATCAGGAAATCTTGCCTTTAAGATTTTTACTGCTCTTGCTCTAGATATGCCTTTTAATTGTGGGTTAGATTC